ATATAATATTTACACCATAATCAATAAATTTATTAAAAAAAATTCTTAAAATAAAATAATTATTATTTTATTTTATATACTTTAACGAGCATATAGTTTAACTTAACGAGCATATAGTTTAACGAGCATATAGTTTAACTTAACGAGCATACATTAATGCCGCATTTCCTGCTGTAAAGGTTAATAAATTAAATCTCTCTTCAAACACAACCATATCATAGTTATAATCATACACTCGCCACGTTGGTTTATTAACACCAATAACCTCACCAGTAGTTTGATTACATATTGTAAACACTTGTGCTGATGGATCTAGTGGCGGCTGAAACGTATTAAACTCAAATTGTATATCTTTGAATTTACTTAAATTAATTGCTCCACTCGGTTGAAAATCAAAAGGATCTGTAGTTAAATTGAAATTATAACAATATAACCCGTCCGGCGAATTTCCAGTAGACCTAGCATATTTTTCAACATAATTAAAAACACCAGCATCAAAATCATTCTCGCGATACGTCCCATCTAATAACAATGACCATGTTTGCATAATGTCTTTTTGATTACTTATAGAATATCGGCCAGTAACATAAATATTTGTAGGAGCATATTCTTGTCCACTGAAACAACCAGTACCTATAGGGTCAACTGATGGCGTAACTTTTCCACAACTATTTTCCAAAACAGCAAAGCCATTTCCTTCTGATGGGTGTTTCAAATCAGAAGGTAGGTAATCATACGGCCAATTACTATAATTAGACCATTCATTGCGCATATAAGCATCACTTCGCTGGAAATACCACATCCAATTTGCGACCATACTTAAACTATCAAGTGTTACTTTTTTTGTTCCAGTCACATTAGGAAATCTATATTCATATACTTCTTTTATTAAATATTGTTGATGTTGAGATGCGAATATCTGCATTTCATCTTCGGATAAAAAAGCATACGTGCTAATTAAATGAACGTCTGCTGCCCAGTTTGTTCTCTTATCCGCCAATGTATAATCTAATTCTACGTTAGGTGGAGGTTGAATGAACCTATAAAATTGGAAGAATGTATCTGTTTGATTTGCTTGTTGATAATTCATATCAGTGCTTGTCACGTCACGAACAACATACAATTCATTTATAGGTCTCATTTCAACTTCAATGTTTAATTCATTGTATTGTAAACTAATTAACGGAAAAGCCATTTTTGCCGCTAACGTAAACCAAACATTTAATGGAATATATATTTTTCTAGCACGTATAGAGGGTTCCGGTCCTAAATCAGACCCATCATAATAAGCACTTGGATATACATTGACGCGTGTTCCGGAATTGGCTGGATTATTTAATTCAGGAACATTTCCTGTCATATTGTAATAAAGATGTTTTTTGGTTTCATTAAAATCACGCTCTACTAAATTTTGTAAATATTGTCCTGAAAATTTTTGGATAATTTGCCCACCAATTGTAAATTTTACTTCTTTAATCATTTGGGTACCGAGATTTTTTATCCATTTAAATTCATATGGACGCCATTGATAGCGCGATGAACAATCAGGCGGTAATATCGGGCTCCATACATTAGGTAAATTAACAACTAAATAAGTATCCATAAGTAAATCAGCATAACGTGAAATTTTGAATTTAAAATTTGATGTTTCATTCAGCCGGAGTGTTCTTAATCCGTCAAAATCTGTACGAAATTTTTGTAACCCAAAATTTGTATATTTAGCATATTTGAATTTAAACATTGTTTTTGAAGGATTTCCATTTAATATAACATTTTGATTTCCATATGAAACTAGGTTTAACAAACCACCAGGCATACCTTTGTATATATTACAATTACTTTTTTTTAACTATTTATATATCTTATAATATTTATGTATCCTATAATATTTATGTAATTAATTATAATTATTATAAAAAAAAATGACTTGTTAATATAAGTTATGACATCAATGGTAAATGCGGTAGCAGATAATAAATTTGCAAATTGGACTAGAGATAAAACTACTGATTTAATAAATAAAACACGGGCTGGTATACCAAAAATTATGTTTAATGCCGGTTTTGGTAAAAGTGATGGAACCATGAAAACGATGCAAGACCTTACAAACGCAGATAGTATTACGCAAATAATGACAATTATCATTATTTTACTCTTTTTTATAATATTTTTTTGGGTTTTTCATAAAATCAAATTAAATGATAAAAATTGCAGAACAATAGAAGAAGTATATGATTCATTTCCTACTATAAGTAGTATGGATACAAATAATCCGATATTTCAACATAAGTTACGTGATTACTATATTAAAACTGCTTATAATTGTTGTGCCGGAGGAAAAATGAAAAATGATTTTGTAAATATATGTGCTTTACGTAGTTGTATTAAGCAAGGAGCACGTTGTTTAGATTTTGAAATTTATTCGGTTGATAATGAACCGGTTGTTGCGACATCATCTACTAACGATTTTCATGTAAAAGAATCATATAATCACGTTGAATTAGTGAAAGCATTAGAAACTATAGCTAAATATGCTTTTTCAGGTAGAAGTTGTCCAAATCCTGATGATCCGTTGATTCTTCATTTTAGAATTATGACTAATAGTAAAAAAATACACGATAAAATAGCAACACAATTATACGATACACTTCAAAATAGATTATTGGGTAAAAAATTCAGTTATGAAAATGCAGGTCTGAATATAGGTAGTTATCCCATTAGCAAATTAATGGATAAGGTCATCCTAATGGTCGATAAATCAAATCCTTTATTTACAACTACATTATTAAACGAGTATGTAAATGTTACGAGTAATTCAGCATTTGTTAGATTACTTAGATATAGAGAAGTAGCATATAATCACGACAAGGAAGAATTATTATATTATAATAAACAAAATATGACAATCTCTCTACCGAATATATCTGGGAATAACAAAATTAAGACCTGATAGATACAGATATATTCCTGTATTTATACCTAAACCGAAATGCCAAGACCCTGAAGTTACATTTGCGAATAAATCATTAAGTGTAAATCCCGAATTACCATCATTAAATATATAATTCTATATATAATTCTATAATTCTACAAGACACATTTATAATATATTTATCTTCATTTATTATAAATGGTAAAAAATGTTAAAAATAACAATTTAACATTTGAAAATAAAGAATTAGATATTTTAAGAAAGGCAGTTGATAAAGCCGAAAAAAAACTTGGAAAAAACATTAAGCAATCTAATAACATTGAAGTCATTATTAAAATATTAGAAGACTTTTTAAAACGAAAAAAAGTGGTTTGTTATGGTGGTACTGCCATTAACAATATTTTACCAACCAGTGAACAATTTTATGACAGAGATATAGAAGTCCCTGATTATGATTTTTATTCTTCAAATGCAATGTCTCACGCAACCGAATTAGCCGATATTTATTATAGTAAAGGATATTCAGATGTTGAAGTTCGTTCAGGAATGCACTTAGGAACTTATAAAGTATTTGTTAACTTTATTCCAATTGCTGATGTTACCCAAATGGAACCAAAAATTTTTAAAGTATTATTAAAAAAATCTGTAAGAAAAGAAGGTGTATCTTATGCTCCACCTGATTTTCTACGTTTACATATGTACAATGAATTATCTCGTCCCGATGGTGATGTTAGCCGCTGGGAAAAGGTATATAAACGTTTGGTTTTATTAAATAAACATTTCCCTATTCCTGATAATCCAAAATGCTCTGAAATAAATTTTATGAGAGATTTTACCGGTACGATTGAAGAAAATGACGCGTTATATAATATTGTTAAGGATACTATGATTAATGAAGGGGTTGTTTTTATTGGGGGATATGCCAGTAGTTTATATGGTAGATATATGCCCGAAGCACAAAAAAAACAATTACAACATGTTCCAGACTTTGATGTATTGGCTGAAAATCCAAAAGCTATTGCGTTTATTTTAAAAGATAAGTTGGAAGATGCTGATTTTAAAAATATTAAAATTGTAAAAAAACCAAGTGTTGGCGATGATATTATATTGACACATTATGAAGTTTTAGTGGACAATGATACACTTTGTTTTATTTATGGACCTTACGGATGTTATAGTTATAATGAAATCAAAATTAACCATAAAACAATTAAAGTTGCTACAATAGAAACTATGTTATTGTTCTTATTAGCATTTCTGTTTTCAGACAGACCCTATTACGACCACGAACGTATTATGTGTATGTCTCAATATTTAATTAACGTTCAATCTAAAAATAGATTAGAGCAAAAAGGTTTATTAAAACGATTCAATATAAATTGCTATGGAAATGAAAAAACAATGATTGAAATAAGAAGTGATAGGGCCGCAAAATATGAAGAATTAAAAAATAATAATAATATAACAGAATACAATAAATATTTTTATAAATATATTCCATCAAAGCATGCGAAATCGAAGGGGACAAAAAAATATAATAATAAAAATAATAAATCCAACAATAAGTTCAATGATAAATTTAATAAGGGCAATAAAAAAACCAAAAAAATGGGGATTAAAAAGATTTGGGGGAAAATATGGTAATTAAAATTTATTACTACATTAATATATAATGGATTATTGTCAATATATATTAATTTTTTTATTTTTAACAATTATTGCAAACATGTATTACATATATTGTGTATTTTCAGCTCAAAAACATAAAAAAGAAGGCTTCGAATCATTAACAACTTGTTTAAAACAAGGATACCCACCTGAATTCTGTAAACGTGTTCCTATACAATCTTGTTTGAAAAATTGTCCTGTAGGAACGTTTGAAGAAAAAAAGTTTAATACTTTTCCTGTATAATAAAATTTATATATAATAAAATTTATATCATCATACCAATGTATTTAATAAATATA